GGAGTGTCTGATTGTGGTCTTGCCACTTGTTCAGGCGTTCCTATTATGCAAGAGTTTTATCTCAATCTTCGGCTGGCGGCTGGTGATCGTAGTGCACCAGAGCGGCTGGTGGAGTATACTGGGATGAAGCATTTATCACGTGGTTTGTCGTCCAAGGTTTCAGCAGTGAGTGAAGCAAGTAGGTTTTCCTTCTGGCTTGCTTTTGGTGTGGATCCGGACACCCAACGTGCAATCGAACAGGATCTTCGGATTCGTAGGGAGGTTTGCGCTATTGAGGGGTTCGTTCCTACTCACTGGCCTTTAGATGCATCCACACCGTCAAATTATTTTAAACAATTTAAAACATGAAAAACAAGAATCAGCGAGTCACACCTGGGCGCAAGAAGGCCCCTGTTGCATCGCACCGATACGGCCCGTGTCGTGATGCCATCATGGTCGGCGGAACTGGGGGCACCCCTGGCACCACTGCTCTCATGCTGGTTTCCAATTCATCTGGATCAGTCTTTGGGTCCAGTCCTCTTAGCCCTCTCGGGTTGACAGGAGTACGAATCATTTCCGGTGCTCTCACCATTGGTGGTACTGGGAATGTTTGTGCTCCGCTTTTGCGAGGGCTGTACAACAAGGCGGTTGATTTTCAGTTGTATCGGATTTTGCGCGCTAAGCTTGTGTTTGTGGGAGCAATCGGGTCGACTGTTTCCGGGTCACTAACCCTCTGTGCGTACACCGACCCCCTAGACACCAACGTCGGCACAACTCCTTCCACTATCTCTGGTCCATCAACCAGGGTGTTTGATTTGGCTAGTTCCTCGTCTCGCGAGATTAGCATTCCCATACCGTACGATCCCTCGTGGAAGAAGGTTGGCCACATTTTGAGCACTGCTGGGGCATCGGCTCCGTTCTTCGGGACGTCCGATACCTTGGTGACAGTTAATAGTGTTCAGGATTTATGTTTCGCTGGTGTGTCGTACTATGTTACAGGTGCCCCGGGTACCACTACCCTGGGGTCTTTGTACGTAGATTACGATGTCGAGTTCAAGGGGGTGATTGATTCGTCTGTTAACATTTGAATGTTTGTTTGTTCTCTGTATTTCGTTTTGTAAAATGCCTTCACAGTCGCCCACGTGATTGCTCAACATTGGCCCGGGAGCGGGGTCATAGGCGCCAAAAACACTAAACACTCCACGTTCTTCCCGATTGGAACATGGTTTTGATGGCTGCTTCCACAGAAGTAGTACGCTAGGGGATATACCATCGTAGGATGGGGGGCCCTCGTGA